GTGCTTGGTGCTAGCAAAATCTTCAGCATCTTTTTTCTTCATACCTTTAGCAACTATAGCAACTTCTTTGCTAGCTGGTTTTTCACCTTTTTGTGCTGCGTGAACCATGCCCATAAATTTTTGTTGCTTTTTGCTAACTGCTTTTTCTTGAATCGGCTGGCCGCAATGGTCGCAAACTTCAGCAACATCTTCTTCACGCATAGCATCTTTGGCCATTAATTTACTTTTACCTGTAGGGCCACGAGCACCAGTAGCACCTTTAGTACCCGCTGGCCGGCCACGACCACGCTTAACTACTAGCTTGCCACCTTTACTTGCTGGAGCATCGGCATCGTCATCCTCTGGCTCGTCATCAAATCTGCGTGTATATACAGTACCTGTGCTTACTTGACGCTTATCAAATTTGCCAGTTCCTTTTTCTTTTTCACGTTGGGCTAACCATTTATCCATGTCATCCCAACCTTCTTCAACTTCTGTTTCGGATTGATTAGAACTAATTGCGTTGCCAATTGTATTGCCAGCCATTGCCCCGCGGACTGCCCCAACTGGGCCGCCTACTAATGCGCCAGCCGCGCCGCCTAAAGCAGCTCCAACTAAACCTTCGTCACAATTGCACGCCTTCATAAATTTTCCATGATCAAATCGTGGATTAGATGCTTTAAAAATACCGGCGTGATGTTTAGCAAGTTCCATACGCTTGGCTGGATCTTCAATGTGCTTTAACAAGTCTGCTGTATGTTGAAAATGTTGGCGAGTCATTGTTTCGTCTAGTTCACTTGTGTCTGTATACTCTTTGCCGCCTACACTAAATTTTTCACCTTTGGGTGTTGATTTAAGTTTACCAGTGAAAGCATTGCCTTCAAACTCCATACCATTGTATGCGTCGGCATCACCGGCAGAGCCGTTATAGGGTTTAGATACAGCGTCTTCTTTAGCTTGTTTTTTGTCAAATGGAGCTAGTTTGCGATTTAGATAATCCATAATATCCTCTTCGTTTTCGTCAGCTTCATAATAATCGCGACCTTTATTTAGACGCTTCATTTTATCTTTAAGTGGGACATTTCCAGGAATACCTTTCGATGGTGTAGGAGTATCACATTCCATTTCGGCTTCATCCATCTTGTCATATTGATTACGGATTTTATCCATTTTTTCTTTGCTAGCATGTTCACGGCCTGCTTTTCGTAAAGCATCCATGCCTTGTTTGCCATACTTTTTGTTTCCTAAATAGGCTTGCAATGCGCTTTCTTCCATACCGTTTTCTTGTACTGGAAATGTTTTGCCACCCACGGTGAATTCACTTTTGTGATCTTTTTTGGCATTGGCCAGTGCGCCAGAAAATTCATTGCCTTCGTCTGCTATTTCTTCATTAGCGTGACGCAATTTATTTAATACTGCTCCAGCAATACGCTTGCCTTTTTCACCACCGCCCGCGGACTTTTCAATCTTAGCAAAATTTTTTCCAGGCTTACCAATGTCTTTACCTGCGGCGGCCTTTTTAGCAGAGTAACCAACTTTTTCTTCCAAGCTACCTGAGCCACTAAAATTTATTCCGCCTGTACCATCTTCCATTAAGGTCTTTAAATCAGAGCGTAATGCTTGTTCTAATGTTTGACGAGCAGGAGTTTGTGGAGCTTGTTTACTCTCTACTAATTTTTTTTCTTCGGCACCTATGCCGTTTAATTTTTTGTTAAGGTCGTAAAAAAAGCTCATTTGTAATTTCCTGATGGTTGTGCGCCAGTTGCTGGCTTGCGCGGACGCTTCTCTGCGTGTGTCATTGGGCTATCATCGCCCATTGGCAAATCGTTTGTTGTTTCAGCAGGCTTTGGGCTACCGCCAGCAATAGTAAAGTTACTACGATAAGAATTTTTTAATACAGCATGGTCATATGGATCAGCTGAATAATCTTTAATTAATTCTTTTTGTTTAGCATCATCTGCTGGATATGGTGCTGTTAAAACTGGATCTGCTTGTGCTTCAAGTTTTGATTTATAATCGGCTTCATCATCGCCGTAAACGGATGTTTGCATGATAATTTTATTTTCATCTAATCCAAGTAAACGAGCAATTTGTTTTATCTGCGGTTCGATAGCCGGATAGCGTAATTCAACATCTACACTAGTAACTTTTTCGTTTTCAAAGGCTGGAAAATCAGCTGGCTTGGCCTGAATGGGAGTGCTTTTCGCAGCGCCAATTTTTAATGGATCAAACTGATCTAATTTGCCCTTAAGGGAATCATAAAATCCTTGGGGCAAATCACCAACTATTTTAATACGATAGTTGTAAGTTCTTTCACTTTCTGCTAAGTAATCTTTAAAATTTTTCATGATTGTTTCCTATATTATATTTATACTAATTGTCTTTTTGTGCTCTATCGCTAAGTAAGCGTTCTAAGAGATCATTACGAGTTAGTACCTGTCCTTCCGCGGTTGGAATACTGTTTAAATCCCCAGCTTTTTTAGCAGCATCCTGATCTAACTTTAACTTTTTAAGTTGTAAGTCAATCATTTTTAATTTTTTATTCAGTTTAGTAGTCTTGGCAGTTAAGGCATGTCCCAGCATATTGCCAGCTACAGCAAACAATTCTGCCGAAAATCTACTATCTACATTCATACCTAAATCTGATAAATCTTGATAACTTTGTTTGGCTAAATCAGCTATTTCGTCTAGTTCTTTGTCAGATGCAGCCAAGTCACGAATAGCAGGCAAGGCTTGATCAATTTTATCTATTGTTTGATCTATTTCCGCAATAGCATGGCGAGTTTCTTCTTGTGTCATATTTTCGACAACAGGAATATCCTGTGTGTCTTCAAGTTGATCAAAACCAAAGAGCGTTTCTAATTTTTTAGTCATACTGTTATTTACAGTATTTTGGGAGGGGTAAATTACTTCTTGCCCTGTCTAAAAATATCTTCTTCTGTGATAACTCTAAACATTAGCCCATTTTGTTTAGCCCATAGTGTAGCAGCATGCCATTTGGCATAGTTAACAGCTACCACAGCTCTGTCTCGATCCTTCATTTTGTTTTCTATTAAACTTTGTTTTTTAGGTTTAATTTCAATCAATTCGGCTCTTACTGTTTCTTTTGGACCACGATAGGTAACAATAAAATCTGGGACATACATAGTCATTTTGCCAGTTAAAGGATTGCGATAAGGGATCCTTACGGGCTCACTAGCCCAATTTATTACATTATCATTAGAGTCTAGAAACATCATAAATGTCATTTCCCAGCCAGAGCGAAACTTAGGTTTTCCATTACCTACATATTTTTTAGAATTTTTTACTTCGTAGAAGCCTTGGCGAAAGTTAGCCATGGTGTTTACTGCTTGATATTGTGAGCAACATAGTAATTAGGAATCACTGGCTGTTGAATACCTAACATAGTACTAGCACTTTGTAATGTATTTAGATAATAAGCAAATGTTAAAGTAATCTGTGGTTTGGCTAATCCTTGGAGACTTTGCAATAATTCTGTAACTGGAATCCCAGAAGCATCTGCCATACGAAACATTGTTACTGTAAAATTTCCAGCTTGAGATTCATTTTTAAAAACATTTAAAAGATAACTATGTACAGCATCATACTCGGGGGCCGATACTGATTGCTGATAATCATAAAAATTATCAAAGATCTGCACAGTTAAGTCAGTATTAGGATTAAAATTATTGATGTTAGCCATAATTTATTATCTAATAGGAGTATTTGCTGGAACCGAAGGAGCTCTTGGAAACACTTTTCCGTTAACAGCATTTATTCCTGCCCCTGTTAGTTGTCGCGCTACTTGTACTCCGCCTTTTTTCAACTCTGCTTGTAAACCTTGATTGAAATTTTTATTATTTAATATTTTATAAGCTCCGTTAGCGGCCTGTACTGCCCCGATGACATTTTGTAAGCCGCCTTGGCCGCTAGCAAGAGCTTCTAAATCTTGAACTGTGCCGCCGATAGCATCTAACAATCCACCTTGGCCGAACACAGATTGTGTGCTACCAGGACGACTAATACCCGAAGGTACAATATCATAGTGAGCCGGGTCAGCAAATCCAGCAACTTTACTCGATGGTTTTTGACTACCAATAGCACCTGAATAATATTTTACAGTTTCATATTCTATAGTAACATCATTTTTCATTGTGCCGCCACCTTCTGAATAATCATAACGATCGCTGTTCCATTGACTAATAATAGGATTAATTAATACATATGAGGCATATTTTTTCTGACTGAACCCGTAGATAGTTATATCACGGAAGAAAGGAGGTTTTCCTGAACTGTTAGTGCCAGTATTAGTACCATCAGAATAACTTTCACCTATGAAACCCCAGTCAGCACTTTGTAATGTTTGACTATAAATGTCATTCGCATTGTAATTAAAACCATTGCTCATTGATTGTAACATACCCAATGTACCAGAAGTATTAGGTACACTTTGATACTTCTGACTGGGATCCTTATAGTAATAGGTATAGTAGTTATACCACATATTACGAATTAAGTCGGATTGGTCGTCGTGTAATTCAATGCGACTTGGCTCGTAACGAATTTTACTTTGTATAACTCTTTTACGGTTATACTGATTCATTACTGTGGTATCAATTTTATACTTAGGCAGGTCAATACTTTTAACCATCATGCCAATTGTTTCTACTGTTCCTGACCCATATGCTGCTTGTAGCTGTGGAATTTGTCCAGTATTAATATTAAAGAAAACATGATATAAAAACTTGAGACGGGGACTTAGTTGATAACCATTTGTCTCAAAAGTTTTGGCAGCGTGTTCGTAATCTTTTAGGTCAGGAGTAGAAAAAAATCCCTGCCCAAATGCTTGTAATAGATCGCCGCCCTGGCCGAAGAAGCCGGTGCCCATATTAATTAAACGTTAGGTACTGTAGCTACGCCAGTGGCTTGACCTAAGGTTTGGCCGCCTGCGTAAGCTATAGCCTGACCTACGCCTGTTGGTGTGCCAGCTTCATTGACTTGTATTGCATTGTCAAATGTAATTGTTAGACCGATTTTAACAGCTTCCGAGGTGTTATAATCCATGGAATTATAATTAACATCTTTCAAATACGCACCAAGAATTTGCCATTCTTCTAAAACTGTAGGTTCGTTATTACCGTTACCACCATCGAGAATCTGGAATTGAATTGTAAATTTATAATCAATTCCGGCAGCCGCAGAACTTTGTTCCATGAAATCTAATTGTTTCTGTAACTGTTCACCAACTAATCTACTTACATTACCCTGGGCATCGTCACGCAAATCACAAGTAATATCATTCCAAGTATGTTTGCCAGCAAGTTTAACAGTACTGTTATAAATTGGTAATTTAATTTCTTCGAACTGTACATGCGGACGGTCGAATTTCATAACTTGTTTTGTTAACTCTGTGGTAGGTGTGCTTACCCCAAAATTAGAAAAGAAAACTCGAAAGCGATAAGACAACTTAGGCATTAATAAGCCTTGTGTTGATGCGCTTTGTCCGTCTGCCCCTAGTGGGACTGTCATGTTAGTTAATGAGGATGTTGCCATTTGTTAATCTCCGATATACTTTATTTAGTTAATAAAGTTGGGTAAAAAATTACCCAACTTTCTTTAGGCAGCAGCCTGCGCCGCAATCGCTCCAGTATTTTCAATACGCAATGGAATATAAACAAATTCCACAGCTTTTACTGGTTCAATGGCAATATCAACCCATAACTGATTCTGATCGATTGTTGTTGGTGTATTATTTGAACTGTCACACACTACCAAATAATCGTATATACCGCGTTTGGCTACTAGGTCAATCATTAAACTTGTGACTGAATTGCCAATTTCTGTACGGGTAATTTGATCGTTTGGTTCAAACAAATATTGCTTGCCAATTGCTTCCAGTCTAGAACGGATGAAACACACTAAACGAGCTACATTAATACGATCCAATGCTGTTGCTGTTGCTTGTAAAGTCTTATTACCAAAGTTGGTGATGCCTACACCTGGGATATATGTAATTGGATTAATCTGATTTTGATATAATACATCACGCAATGATTGTCCAACACTTAATGTTTCAAATATACCAGTAATGCCGTTTAGGTAACCTAATTGTTGTGCGTTATCAACCAATCCACGGCGTGTGCCAGCTGGTGCTAACCAAGGGAAAGCGACTTCGTCACTGCGGATAATAGTACGAATCATCATGTGACTTGGGTAAGTTACACAGAAATTACCACTAAGATCTGTTGTGCGACAGCTTGGATAGAATGTTGCTGCGTATGGATCGCCGGCCGCTAAATTACCATCTGCTGTTGGCAATCCTAATCCGTTATTGTTACTGGCCCAGTTAGCCACATTTTCTGGAGTTAAACGCAATGGTGTATCAATAACACTAAACGCTACATTATTAATTTCGTTGTTTAATGCTTCCATATTAGGAGCCAATTCTGGATAGCCAGTTACAGCAATTAAATTGTAAACATTTTGCTCTTCACGAATCTGTGTGTTAGTGTCAATAGCAACTCGTAAAGCTTCAACAATAAGTTGACGCTGAGATTGACGGCCCATATATGGACTGCCATCTGGACGACTACCAGTAGCACTAACCCATGTACTAGTTACGTCTTGTGGGGACCAATAAGTTGCGCCGGAAGGATCTGTAGGAGCGACTCCAACACCACCATTTAAAATACAAGCATATACCGCACCATTGTCCTGTACATATTCACCGATAGTATATGCTGTACTAGAAGTCCATTCGTATGTTGGGAAAGTTTGATTATTAAAATAATCTAACTCAAATTGTTTAACATTAAAGCCTGAACGACGTGTATTCCACAACAATATACCTGTTGGATATAGTTCTGCGTTAGGAGCATCTTGGTCTAGATAATTGCTTGTCAATAAACTTTCAATCG